TGTCTCCTGTAGATAAATCTTGGTCTGTATTTGCCTGAACATTATATGGAAATGGAAACAGAAAGCTCTCTCTCTTGCTTGCTGGGGTTGCCGATAGATAAGTTGGATAAAGTATGTAAAGATTCCTTGGGTCCCAAGAGCCTGTTCCTGAAACAAACTTTGAAGTATATGCTATACCAGCTGTACTAAATACCCTATCAATAAAGTCAATGACTCTAAGCGCTGGCATAAGACCAAACTTCTTTCCGCTAGTACCCCACGAAGTAAATTGACGTGATTCATATCCTGTTGTTTTTTGAATGTTATCGAAATCAATAAATGGTATTTCGATGTCCCTTTGGTCGTAACCTTGGTTAGCGGACAAGTAGGTAGATAAAGTCCTAACCTGAGTAGAGAAGGCATCATTGTATATGTCCTCAATCTTTAAGTCCCTAAGCGCTTTAGAGAACTCAGATACCTTATCCTTTAGCTCAAGGGTAAATATTGGTTCAAGGGAGTTTATGACTACAGATTGAACCCTTGCCCTTCCTGACGAAACAATGTCATCACCCTTGTATACCTCATAATCGTACTCCGTCAATGGAATACCACCATATCCGTTGGCATCGTTATAGCCTAATGCGGTTTTGTTTTTAAGAGTGTATGGAACGTCAGAGTTAAAGCTAAATGGTATTTTTATGGAATCTATGTTTGTGGTGTCATAGTAATCCACACCAATGGCAATCTCTTGATTGGGAAATAAATCAAGGAACTGATTGTTTACTCTTAGTCTGTAGCTCATACCTATAAATTACAGCTTGCTTGACGCTAGGTTAAAGCTTACTGTACTTTTAAATTTGTTATTAAATACTTCAAAGGTGGAGTCATTAATGCTCACTTTGTATGCCTTATTGTCTCCATTGCCACAGTTGTCTATTAGGAAAATACTGTCTGCCATCAAAGCGTCTTTATTGTCCCAGAAGCTTCTCCTTAAATTGTCTACCACAACGGTATGAGATGTATTCTTAGAATATGCAATCATAAGGTCTGAGTAGTGTGCCTTCGCTATCTGCGTATTAACCTTAAAAGTATTAGCAAAAGAAGCAACTAATTCAGAATATAGTTCGAGGCTATATATCTGTACGTTGTATGACTCCCCAAATTCCTTTGAAAAAGAATAAAAGTTCTTGTCAATAATCCCGCCTATCGATACCGGGTATTCTCCAATCATAGGGGCCATAGTAGCGCCAGTAACATAAAATACACCAAAGTCTGTTAGGTCTGCCGTGTTGAAGATTATCGCTACATCACCAGCTTCTGGGGTGAATACTGGCGGTTCTCCAGCTTCATAGGTTATAGATGCCACTCCATTTGTCTCAGTGTAGTCTAGCAAAGCACCACCTTCGCCTGCTTGAACAGGGCTGCCGAATGGAGCACCGTTGTCATATAGTATATCTATAGCCATTATAATTGAGAGTTGCGTTCTTGGATTCTACGAGCGTTTTCATCAGAGCGTAAGTCTGTTGCTGACACAAACGAACGAACTGGTTTATCTAATTTACCAACCATTGTAATGTTTGAAGATGCAATAGCCTCAAGCAGCTCAATCTGCCTGTTGGCAATAACGCTTGGGTCTTTTACAATTCCACCAGCCGCAAACTTGTAGTCTGATTTACTCTTTCCGTTTATCTGGTCTAGTAAAGTTCTGTACTTCTGCGTAGAGTTTTTGTTTACGATATACTCGCCACCCTCCATCTCATACCCACCCTGTCCGCGAACGGTAAATGGTACGCCACCTTCAGCGTGAGAAGGCCCGGATACAATACCACCTTCGGCAAACTTTGTTGGGAAAAACTTACGTTGATTAATTGCCCTAACTTGAGCTCCATAAGAAACCGTAGCAAGAGCTCCCGTTATTGCCGCCATTAAAGATATTGTAATAGGGTCGCCCTTCTTTTCCCTTACGATTAAGTTTGGAATTATCGATGCCAGCGCCGTAATGTAATCTACTAAAGCACCCTGTCTTTCTCTTTTTTGTTCGGCCTCAAAAATCTGTTTTTCAATTTTGTTTGTAGCCTGTACTTCTTTTTTTCTGTTTTTCTCAACCTGCGCTCTGTACTCAGCCTCAGTTATTAACTGATTTTCAAGTTTTGCGTTTAGTATTTCGTTTTCTACATCAGAAGCATTCTTAATGGAATCCTTTTCAGCATTAAGCCTATCCTTGGTGTTGTTAAAGGCAACATCGTTAAATTTAGAAATTGCATCAAGTGTGGTGTCAAGAGCAGCCTTAATAACCTCTTGCGGCGTGATGTCTATGTTTAGAATAATATCATCCTTTCCGATACCATCCTTTAGGGTCCCCTTTAAGAATACAAGCCTTCGGCGTAGCTCAGTTAATTGCTCATCAGAAAGAGTACCATCTAATATAGCCTTGTTTAATTGAGCGCTAAGTGTGTCAAAAACATTAAGAAATGGTCTTAAAATTTCTTGAGCCAGGTCTTCTCCAACGCCGAGGCTGAGGGTTGTGTATAAATCCTTGTATTCTTTTGTAAATAGGTCCAACTCATCCTTTACTTGCTCAATATACTCTTTCTGCGCGAGGCCCAAATTAATCTGTCCATAAACGCTATCATCATACTGCTCATTTAAAAGTTTTAGTTTATCAGTCCAAGCGGCAATTGCAGTAGACGCATCAGTATACAGGTTATTAGCTTCCTTAATAACCGTTAATTGACTTTCAAGAGAAAGCTCAGAATTTTTTTGAGCCAAGTTACCGATTGCATCGCCAAACTGCTCAGTAGCGTTTGTTAGCAGTAAGGTGTTTTCAGTGCTCTTCTTAAACTTTTCGCTGTATTCTTCAAAAAACGAAGTTGAACGAATTGTTAGGTCAGTGGTTTTGTCAGCATAGACTCCGAGCTCTTCGTTAAATAATGAAATCAAATACTGCTGCTCTTCTCTCTTTTTAGACAAAACTTCAGAGAGGTTCCCCTCTTCTTTTGCTTTTTCCTCTTTGGCGAGGTATTCCTTTTCGATTAAGTCCATCCTGAACTTAAACGCTTTTTCAGAATCTTTTAGAGAGTCATCAACTCCCTTTCTTTCAATTTCAAAACCACGAAGTCTTAACTGAAACTCGCTTTTAAACTTGTCGGTAGGGTCTTTAACTCCTCCGGGTTTTTCGCTTTCTTTTAATGCACTTGTGTAATCTTTTAATTTCGTTATTAAAATGTTATATCCTTTTGTTCGACCAGCTAAAACACTTCCCTTTGCTAATTCAGCAGCTTTTGAAGACTGCAACAACTTATTTGATTGTTTTTCAGAAGCATTTGCAACTCTTTGTATTTCTTGAGATAGCTTTTGCGCCTCAGACCTTTGTTTAGTTGCGTCTTTAATTGCAATAATTGCGTCAACTTGTTCTTTGTATTGCTTATTGGCGGCCTCTAATCCAATATCGATATTTTCTGTACTTTCCTGCTCTTTAATAAGTGATGTTATTTGAGTTGTTAATCCCTTTACCCCCTTCGTGGCTTCATCTGTGTCTCTAGTAAAAGCTAACATCCCTCTTCCAGCACGGGCTAATCCAGGACTAAAAGATTGTATAGCAAATAGTGCATTGTTTGCCCAATCGGGCCCCCTTTGAATTCTATCCAACTCCTCGTTTAATTCCTTTAACGACTTTGGGTCTGCCTCATTAAGCGTTTTAAGAACCTCCTTAATGTTTTCATCATTCGAGTCCTTAAGCAACTTGTTTAAAATTTCAAGCTCAGTGTTTCCTTCTTTTAATCCAGTGGCAAGACGTTTGCCGAACGCGTCTCCAAGACGCTCTGATTCATTTTTAACAAGAACAAATCCTCGGGCCAGCTCTTCTGACTTTGCACTAAGAGCACCTATGAGCGTAAGTACCAATTCGTTTCTAACTAAAAAATTTCCTACCGAAAGTTGGAGTTCAGCGTACGCACTTTTTAAGATATCAACTTGTCCGCTAAAGCTTGACATCTGGGCTCCAGTAGCTCGTAGTTGCTCTGCGAAACCTTCTTGAACAATAATGTTTTCATTTACCGCATCAATGTTATTGAGTATCGTTATAAGTTGAGCTGCGGAAGTTCTTCCAACGAGCTCGGTCGCCTTTTCTACACTGATATTTGCATCAGCAAGTGTGTTGAGTGTTTCGGTAATATCCTCTCCCGGCTTCTTTAACTTTATCAATATACCCCTTAGACCAGTTCCGGCCCGCGAAGCACTAAATCCGTTGTCTGACAAAACGCCAAGAATTGAGGCTGTCTTACCAAAATCAAGCCCGGTTTGTGCGGCAAGTGGACCAACATATCCGAGTGCAACCCCGAAATCCTCAAGAGTAAGTGCCGATTTGTTTACAGCCTGCGTTAAGATTGCTGATGAAGTAGCTGACTCAGCTCCCGACAGTTGAAACTGATTACTAACCTTGACAAGGGCAGAACCTACGGAAGTTAGGCTTTCACCAGTTGCCTGCGCTGCAATTGCAATTGGATTAATAAGTCCCGCGATTTCCCTAGAGGAAAGTCCAAGCTTGCCAAGCTCAACCGCCAACTCAGCAACTTCTGAAGCCGTGAACCTTGTTTCTACCGCTACAGAGCGTATTTCTTTTGTTAGCGTTTCTAATTCTTTTCCGCTTGAGCCAGTTACAGCAGAAACCTTTGATATGTTTGCATCGAAAGCAATAAACTGCCTAATCGAATCCTTAAAGAAGTCGGAAACAAACCCAACGGTTCTTCCAAGCACTTCATATATACCAATAAATTTTACAATGCTGGCGATTGCCTTGCCGATTGCCTGTGGGCTAAACGAGTCTGTAAAAGCCTTACCAAAGAACTTTTGCTTTTCTGCCGCCTTTTCCGCTGCCGCTGCTGCTTTTTTGTTTGCTGCTGATTTTTCGTTAGCTAGTTTTACCTCTGCTCTTTGCTGACTTAGAATATCACTAAACTCTTTTTTTACAGCAGAAACTCTTTCTTTTCTGTCATTCTTGGCCTTTGCCTCTTCTTGAGATATTTGACTGAGTCTATTCTTTTGTAACCGAAGAAGCTCGTTAATCTGAGCAGTTCTCTCGTTGTAAAGTTTTTTTTCTGCCGCAGCCTCAGACTTGATTCGAAGAAGAGTTTCACTAAGGGCTGTTTGTGCTGCTTTTGTTCTTTTTTTAACAAGAGCATCTTCGGTCAGAATGCTTTTATTTGCTAAATCTGTAGTTTGTTTCTGAGCTTCTCTATATTGACTTAGCTCTTTATTTGTAAGTACATTATATTTTGATTGCAACGTACCTAGCGATTCCTGCAAAGACTTTGCGGCCTCTACTGCCTTTTTTGTTGCTCCGTTTGCATTTATGGTCCTTTGAGCATATTGGTCAGATTGCTTCGCAAGGTCTATGAATTTGTTAGTAGCAGATTCAATTCTTTTGCCGAGTTCCTTCTGTATTGTGACATAGTCCGCGCCCTCTTTTTTCAAAGCGACAAACGCAGCCGTAAGCGATGATAAAGACTTACTAAGGTCTTGAACCTTTGTTATTTGGTCATTTAATGTTTTATCTGAGAGAGGTCCGTTTGCCATATTATCCTAATATACTAATTACTTTTTTGATTGATTCAAACCCCAAGTCTTGCAGCCACAATTCGTTAAACTCTTCAAGCCCTGATAAAATTGCAAACTCAGCGCGGAGGTTAATCCTAGGGTTTACCAAGAACGGACTTCTGTTCTTTAGTATTTGGTTTTCGTTGATGGAGCGGGCTATTACAAATGCCAAACTCGCTCTTGCCTTTTTCTCCGAGAGTGGGTAAAAGTATGTCTTTGTTGCGCCAAGCCTAGACTTCCTAACCTTCTTGTAGTTTGTGCCGTAAGCGTTCTTCCAAGTTCCGTTTTTTACCTTTGCAAATATCCAACTTTCGATAGCCCTTTTACTTACACTTATTTCCTGACTTGAGTTTTCGCCAAGCGTTTCTTCTACTAGTTCTGCGTACTTTGGACCAGAAAGTCTGTTTACAAACGTAACGACAACATTTTCAATTACATTCATATCTTTATTGATAGAATATGAAAGCCTTAGATTTTTAGACAGGTCTCGGTTTAGTATTGCCTGAGATAGCTTACCAGTATAGTATTGATTATTTCCAGCAAGAATGTCAACCATAGCTTCGCTGATTTCAGCTTGCCGAATCTTTCTTACCATAATAGCCCTAAGCTGGCCTCCCTGTCTAGCTGCGCTCATTACTCAGCTACATAGGTAGAGTTCAGAGAGTCTTCTCCGCAAGAAATATTTTTATCGAAGTCCACTTCAAATGTGCAGACCGCGGCAGTAAGGTTGTAATCAGTGCTTGGCGCTTGCGCGATAGTTACCTCACCAAATTCTACGTCATTATCGATGCTAAGAATAAAATCCTGCACCTGACCAATAACAAATATGTTTTCCTGCATAGAAATAACTAGTGCATCTTCATCATCGGAAAAGCTCTTGTCTACCACGAACAGGGCAAAAGTTACCTTCGAGGTGTTGTTGCGATGAGAAATGTTTGTTGACTCTACTGAGATAAAAAGAGACCGGGCATCCACGTTCATAGTGTCGACCTCTTCGATTGATCCGATTACCTTAAAAACTCGAATCATCTGATGTCCCTCTGAGAAACCACGAAGATTCTTAATAAAGTTATGCAAAGTAGTCATTAAGCCTTTTGATAATTTACAAATTAACGCCTACGGGCCTCTTCAGCCCTTCGCTCTGCCTCAATGCGTTTTGAAAGCTGCACTCGGTATGCAAGCTCAACTAGAACATCAGACATACGCATATCGTAAACGTACTGAAACTTCTGTAGGTCTTCGTTCGCTAGTGCCCTAACAATGGAATACCAAAACCACCTTTCGGTAAAGGTGTCTGGCTCTTCTGGCTCTTCCTCTTCCTCCCCCTCTTCTATCTCGTATCTGTTGTATATCACACCCTCGAATTTGGTAAACAGAACATACTCTCGGCTGTTCATCATACTTTTTATTATGTATGACACCGCAATAGCGTCTTCCTCGTATATCGAAGAAATAAGCGCCTCCTCTTTCTCTTGGTCCGTGTTGTCGAACTCAGGCTCATCTTTGGGCCTTATGACCGTCTTGGCAATTAGGGATTCGTTGAAGTCAGCTTTGATTGCGTACTCCAATAAAATAAATTGCGTTA